CCCTTCTGCGAGTCGGCGAACGCCTTGTCGAGTGCCTTGACTTGCTCCGCTGTTCGCTCGACCGATTCAGCGGTCTTCTCTGTAGCTGCTGCGGTCTCTTCAGCGGTCGAGAAGAACGACCGGAAGAAGCCGATCGTGCCGTTGACGGCATCGCCGAACGCCCCGAACACCGAGCCGACGGTACTGAGAATCGGCCCGAGCACGGTGCCAATGGTCTGGGCCACTACCGTGACGATGTTGATGAGCCCGCTGAAAGCCGTTGCGATCCCTTCGACCAGACCGACGAACGGCAGAAGCACCGACTGACCGAGACCTTGGATCGCTACGCCGACTTGATCGAATGCAGCACCCAGACCGGAAAACGCCGTGCGATCGGTCTCGCTCAGTGCCGCCCCGAAGGTCTGGATGTCATCGGCTGCACCGCCTAACTCATTGAAGAACGGCAGCAACTGCACACCGCTGCGGCCAAACAAGGCTATCGCCGCCGCTGACCGCTGGGCAGGGTCTTCGATTGCAGCCAGACGCTCGCCGATCAAGTCGATCCGCTGTTGCTCCGAGAGTGCCCCGAAGTCTTGAACCGAAACGCCGAGCCGCTGCAACGCCGCCTGGGCTTTCTTGCTCTCTTCGTCCGCCCCCGCGAGCGTGTTCTGAAGCCGGGCGAACGAGCCGCTCAACTGCTCGATCGAAACGTCTGCCCTGCGGCCCGCTTCTTCCAGCACTTGCACGAACTCGAACGAGACGCCCAACTGGGTCGCCAAGCGACTAAGCCGCTCGACGCGATCCTCCAGGGCAACCAAGCCACGCACAACAGCAACCGCTCCAGTCGCGAACGCCGTGATGCCGACAAGGGCAAGGTTCCAAGATGTAGCCAAAGATGTAAGTTGCGATGCAAGCCCGCTGATGCCTGACTTCAGCCCGCCCGCGAACACCCGCGACAGCCCCTCGCTCGCACTCGCGATGCCCGAGATCCGGCCTGCGATGTTACCCAGCGGGCCGGGCAGCACCGAGAACACCCCCGAGAGTTCGTTGAACTTGAGCGTCGTGCTCTCGGCTGCGGTGTCGATCTCTTTCTGCTGCACCGCCAGCCCGCGAGCCGCACGCTCCGCGTCGGTCAGCCCCTTCGCGGCGTTCTCGGTCGCCCGGTTGTAGGTGTCCAGCGAGATCCGCCCGGCATCGACCTGCTCTTTTAGTTCGGCCTGGGCACGATCAAACCGCTCCAGGGGCAGGAGGTTCGCTTCGGTGATCCGGGCCGCACGCTCGAACGCGGCGGCTTCTTTGTTGATCGATTCGGTCAGCCGATCAAACCCTGCCGCAAACTGGGTCGCACCGCCGCCGTCTCGCAGCGTGTTGACGAGATCTTGGGCTTCCTTCTCGAACCGAGCCTGAGCCGCAGCCGCCGCTTCGCTCTCGCCCGCGAACTTCGCGAACTGACTCGTGAGCTTGTCGGCTTGATCCCCCAACCCCACAAGCGCACGCTGCACCGGATCGAGCTTCAGCCCGCTGGCGTCAGCCGTAACCCGCAGCGCTAGTGAGAGGACGTTAGCCATTGTTCACTTCGAGATCGCCGAGACCGAACTGCCGTCGCAACTCCAACAACGCCGCCATGTCCTGCGACTCGTGCTGCGGCGGCTTTTCTAGCGGAATGAAATCCTCAGGCTTGGGTCGTTTCGCGTTCTTCCCGATGTGCGGAGCCAGGAGTGCCGTGACGATCAACGCCGTCTCCCGCCACGAGTCGGGCAATGCCGAGTAGTAGCGGTTGTAGGCGATCCACTCAGAGAACTCGGCCGAATCCATTCGCGTGCCCAACTCGCCAACGGTCATGTGCAAGTCGCGAGCGACCGCGAACATATACCGCCGGGTCGGGCTCGCGTTCAGCCTTTTCCCAGTTCTTGCACATCCTCCTCTGTCATCCGGTTGTGTTTCATCGCCTCATCGAACAGTCGGCCCATCACCGCACCCGACTTGCTTGCGAGCTTGTCGATCTGGTCGCGGCTGAACAGGAGCTTCCCGGTCTCGTCGCACAGCACGCCCGCGAGGTACTGCGTGCGGAAGTTCTCGATGCCCGTCTCTTTTTTGCCGATCCACTTCCGCTCATACGAGTCACGCTCGCCCACGCTCATGACGCGGATGAAGACATCGCCGCCCCACTCGGGAACCGCGACTCGCTTCAGACCGAGGTCATCCGCCGCGAGAATCTGATCTGCCGTCAGTGCCATCTGTCACGATCTCCTAGGGATTGGTCGGAGCCCCGACCGTATCCTGCACTCTAAAAGTGAATGCAAGCCGCACGACCTCATTCGCGACGGCTTCGATCCGCTGGTCTTCGTAGATGCAATCTGAATCGAAGAACGTGACCAGCGTTCCCGCCGACGCGGTGCGACCCGAGAACGTCAACCGCTTCCGCCGCCCGTACTCACTCACGGGAAGATGAGCGGTCGAGAATCCAGCCAGCCGCAACGTGCCCAGGCTCGGCGTCCACGTCGTGATGCGACCGAGCGGCAGCCCACGCTGGGCGTCAAGTTCGAGCGACTGCACCTCTTGGAGCGTCTGACCGCCCCAGGTGATCGTGAACCCTTGGCATGGAATCGCCATGACGGCACCCCGTCATGACTAGCGGGCGACCGTGATGACGCCCTGGCCCCGGATCGCGTCGTTCGTCGCCAGCGTCAGGGTCGAGCTCTGCACGGTGTGGTAGCTCGCCGTGGTGCCACCGACCAGCGTCACGCCCGCAACCTGAATGTGATACGTGCCGGTCGCTCCGTCCGAGATGACGATCTTGCCGATGTAGTCGAACGTGATCTGCCGACCCGAACCGCCGTCCTCGGCAGGCACGACCAGCGGGGGCGTCAGCCGGGCCGCCAGTTCGCCCGTTGACTGCCCGAGGTGGGCAACGTCCACCAGCGAATCGGCACCTGCGCCGGGATTGCTGTTCGAGATCACGATGTTGCTCACGACGTAAGTCGAGGAAACACCGTTGAGCGTGAGCGTGAGCTTCGTCCCACTGCCGGAAACCGAGGTATCGTGCGGGGTCGAGAATGACACGGTTCTAGATCTCCTGCCAGAGAATGGTGTAGGTCTGCGTCACGCTGTAGACGGCAGGCAACTCGCCGCCGGCCAACTGCACGAACCCGTCGCTCTCACTGAGCAGCGACACGTTCCTGACTGAAATCCAGTTTCCCAAGGCACCGTTGAAACCATCCAGTACCACCCGGCAGCGGTCGGCGAGTTCCCTTACTCCCTCATAGGTCGTGGCGTACATGTCCACGGCCAGCGTCACGGTCGCGATCCCAGACGGGCCGGATAGGGTGGCTTCCCGCTGCACCGCCTGCCGCCGCCAAGTGACGAACGGGATCGCCGCCGAGGCAGGGGCGATGACGGGGTACACCCGGTCGCCCACGATCTCCGCGACGGCGGGGGCGGCGACCAGGGCATCGCCGATGAGGCGTTCGGGGGATTTGACGCTCATTAGTCGATAGCCCCCGTGACGGATTGCGAGAGCGTGCTGATCGCTTGCTCCAGCGACAGCCGCAGTTCCCGCTGAAGGATCTCGGCGACCGTCGCCTTCGTGCGATCCCAGGCAGTCTTCAGCGGGGGTTGCCCGGTGCTGCCGCCCGCCGGCATCGCAGGGATCGTGATCGGGGTTTTGCTCTTCCGAAAAAACGCTGCTGGGTAGCCCGGCTTTGTTTGCACTCGGCTCCGCTCGCCCTTCGTGGGCTTCTCCATCGTGAACTTGCCAAGCCTGTTGAAGCTCGATGCGATGTAGCCACCTTGCCTCGCGACGGGGTGCGTCTGCACTTGCGTCACCGTGCCCGACTTCGTGGTTCGCTTGTGCGACTTTCGCGTGTAGGGCTTGTCGGCAGGCTTGCTGATCGTCCGCGCGTCGGTGCCTTCTTCTAGCCAGTATTGGTGTCGCGCGCGGTCTGGCCCCTTTCGCACGCTGCCGCCGGCTGCACTCTCCGAATCAGCCCTCGCCGCCCGGCGAAAGCCAAGCAGGGCGACAGCAACGCCGTCATCGCGATAGACCACGTACTTCGTCTTGATCGCTCGCCGCAGGTTGCCCGTCGGCCCGAGCGGGGTCGTTTCCTTGAGAGCCAACTCTGCCGGAAGCATCGCCTTCTGCAACGCGGCCCGCAGGATCACGACCGCCCGCTGCCTGCCGAACACTTGCCCGATGTCCTTCTGGAGTTGCCCCAAACCGGCAAGCTCGGCCGAGAGTTCAATGCGTCCTAGTGCCATTACTCCACCCTCTCCGTGCAGAGCAACTCGTGCTCGCTGCGGTTCGCGTGTTCGAGCAGCGTCGTGATTTCCAGCACCCGACCACGCCACAGAAGCCGCATCGTCTGCACGAGCCCCGTCACGTACCGCAGCCGCACGCGGTGCGTGCCTTCGGTCTGCTGCTGCCCCAGGAGCAGCACCTCGCGAGACGAGAGCCCTTCGACGCTCGCCCATCGCTCGGCAAACGTCGCCCACTCCAGCGTGGTCTCACCGAGCGAGTTGCGTCGCTCGGTCGCCTGCTGGATCGTCACCCGCTCGCGGAGTTTGCCAGGGTCAAGTGCCATACAGCACCAGCGTGTAGGAGGCGGTGCCGGCGGAATACTGTGGGGCGATATTAAAGTTTTGCTGAGCCGATGGCTCGCAATCGCAAACACTTACCCGGCCGATCGATCTTGCGACTTGCGATTGCGTATCGGTTTCCTCTACCAAGCAGTTTCCGCTCGAAAGGAACACAACTCTTTCCACGCTACTAAACGACACCAAGTTTCCGCTGGCGTCTTTGTACGCACTGGGCTGAATAGAGATCGCGACCGCTGCCGTCCCTACCGTCCCCGTCACAATCGCAACCTTGCCCGTCGTGTACTCGGTCGCATCCCGCAGCACGAGCGTCTTCAGCGACTGTGCCCCGCTCACGGTCGTGGCGTCAGTGAACGCCACATCGACCGAGATCGTTCCGCGAACGCTGCTCATCGGTAGCTCCCCCACTTCGCCGAATCAAGCAACGCCTTCACGCCGAACGGCATCTCGGAGAGCGACACGGAGTCGGCCGCCATGCGTCGCTCATACCACTGCCCGACGAGCATGAGGATTGCCGCCTTGACGCGGGGCGAGACCTTACTGCCGTCGTCGCCACGCCCGCCCCACCACGTGACCGTGACGCTGCCGTAGTCGAGCAGGTGGCTCGGCCACGATCCGCCGTAGAGCGTCCGCAGCGTGCCGGGCTTCGCGTCCCGATCGACGCGGTACTCGGTCGTCGAGAGCGTCGCCGTGTTGCCCGCCTCGCTCGCGGTGTAGACGATCGACACCGCCGTGCGTCCGGTGGTCTGGCTCATCGGCGGGCGTGGCAACTCGATCACCGCCGGAAACGCATCGAGCCGCATCACGTACTGCGTGTCCACGAGCGTCTCGTCCATGTAGACCTCGCAATACTCGCGAGCCGCCGAGATGAGCGCAGCGATGTAGGCGTCGTCGGTGTTGTGATCGACGCGGATGTGAGCCTTGGCGTCGGCGACGCTCACCGGCTCGACGACCGGCTGCGTGGCGACCTTGAGCGACCGATACCGCTTGCCGTCATTCATGGCGTCGCCCCCTGCGTCGTGGCGTCACGTCTGCTCGCTCCGCGACCGGTTCCACTGCTGCCGTCTCGATCAGCGATTGCTGCGTCTCCCGTTTCGCGTAGCCCCACGCGCAGAGCCTCGCGGCGAAGGACTCGTCCACCTCGACGAGCTCGCCCGCCTTGTAGGCACCGTAGGCGCGATTCATCCGCACTCTGATTGTCGTCACTCGCCGACCCTCCATGCAGTTTCGGGCGGCTTCTTTGTTCGCTGCCACGCGGTCGTATGCTGGAACACCGGCCCCGTGAAATCCCGGCTCGGCCACGAGATGACGTATTCGCCGTGACCGATCACGACGCGGGGCGTGATGAAGAGGCGGTTGCCCGACTTCTTGAACTGCGACCAGAACCACAGATCATCATCGACCCGCCCGTCGCCCCAGCCGCCCTCGGCGTCGGGCTTGCTGTGAAACCACGGCTTCAGCGTTCGCCTGAGCGCCCTGGTGCTGATGATCGTGCAACCGAAGTGCGCCGTATCCACCTGCTGCACAGGCTCGGCAAACCATGACAGCGGGAGTTCGGTTTTGCCGTCGGCTGGCGGGTCGTCCATCGTGTCAAGAAGCGTGAGCATCGGACGCCCGTCCTCGCGCTTCGCCTGGATCGGGGCGAGCGCGTCGCACTGGCAGGTCATGGCGATCGCGAAGAGACGCTCGATGTCTGAGCGGGTCACGAACGTGTCGTAGTCGAGCGTGATGATGTACTCGGTCGTCGGGGCGAACTCTTCGAGCATCCGGGTGAGCACCTGTGCCCAGAACGCTCCCTGCCCTAGCGTCGGGCGGATGTGCAGCGGCATGAGGCTTTCGATGAACGCGAACACGTTCGTGAGCGGTCCGAAACGTGGAGCCGACAGCACCGCCTCGGCACGAACCTCGACCGACGTATCGCCGACCTGCACGATCACGCGTCACCCTCCAAAGCGAAACGGCGGGCAGCTCGTCGCCACCCGCCGCTCACTGTGTCGGTCGTGTCAAGTCGATCAGCCGCTGACCGTGGCGTTGACGCCCTTCGCGGAGGCGCTGACCGGGCCATCGACGCCCTTGCCGAGCCGGGCGACCGTGTAGACGGTGCCGGTCGTGTAGGGAGTGGCGGTGACCTTGAGGTAGCGCTTCTTGCCACGGCAGTCCACGTCCATCCGCACGACCACGTCACCAGCGGTGGCGGTCGGCGTCGGGATCGTGAATCCGCCGGTGCCGCCACCGACGAACGCCGTCACGTCGGAGTAGGACGAGTTGTCGTCCGACTCGGACAGCTTCAGCACCGTGAAGGACGCCTGCGAGGTAAAGCCCGCGTTCGCCCACGGCTCCTGCCCCACGTCGAGCGACACGTACTCGTAGCCGAGACGGTCGATCACCAGCGTGTGGGTCTGCGCCGCCGTCAGGTTCTCACTATGGCCGACGACGGACTTCGTGGCTTCGAGATGGTTCACTGTTCAAATCTCCTCGGAGGGTTGAAAGTCAGTCGGATCAGCCGAAAACCAGAGCGATGACCGGACC